AAGATCATCGACAAATTCGTCGACAACTGGCAGAAGGGGCAACAGAAAATCGCCGACGGCACCGCGAAAATGCTCGCCGGGGATCTGAAACTGTACGAGGAGTTCGCCGACAAAAACGCCGCGCTCGCGATGACGGCGACCGAGCGCGAACTCGCGGGTATCGAGAAAGAGCGCAAGGCGCGGACGGATGCGCTCGGCGTGCGCACCGAACAAGACGCGACGTACTACGACCTCGCGAAAGCGCAGATCGATGCGTACTACGATCACGCCGTCGCCGTCGCGAACAAAAGCGATGACACCATCGAGGAGCGGCTCGCGGCGCAAGGGATCTACACACAAGAACAACTCGACGCGCAGGCCGAGGCGTACGACAAAACGTACTGGCAGATGGTCGCCGACGGGAATTACACAGCGCAGCAACTCAACGACGCGGCGAAACGATCAAACGATGCATGGGCGAAAGCGGCGGGCGACATCGAGCGCACGTGGTCGCAGACATTCACCTCGATCGCGACGGGCGCGCAACAACTCGGCTCAGCGATCGGCGCGGTCGCAAACGCGGTCGGCGGCTCGTTCGGCAAGATGGCGAGCGCGGCATCGAAAGCGTTCACCGATGTGAGCGGCGGGATCAAGGACATCGTGAGCGGGCTCACGAGCGGGAACATCATCGGCGAGATCGCGGGCATCACGAGCGGGATCGTCAAGCTCGGCGCGGCGGCGGTGAACGCGGCGAAATCACTATTCGGATTCGGGAACGCGGGCCGCGACGCGGTCGTGAAATTCGCCGACAGTATGGGCGGGTTCGATGCGTTGCACGAAAAACTGAACGCGCTCGGCGCCGAGGGCGAGAAACTATGGATCACCCTCACGCAGGGCGTCGGCAAAAATAATCCGCAACAAGCGCAAGCGGCGATCCAAGCCGTCACCGACGCGTTGAACAAACAAACGGCGGCGCAATCGGACACGACGCAAGTCACCGAGGTGCAGGCGCTCGCGACGATCGAAACGGCGACGCAAGCATCGGCCGCGCTCGACACCGTCACGCAGAAATTAAAAGACAACGCGGTCGACTGGCAAACGTGGGGCGACGCGGTTAACGGGATTATTAACAGCGTCGGGAAGGCCGTCGTCGCCATGCCGACGCCGAGCGCGCCGTCGGGCGTGCCCGGGTTCGCGACCGGCACGGGCGGGCAATATCTCAACTTCGGCTCGGGCACGCTCGCGATGTTGCACGGGAACGAACGCATCATGACGGCGGGCGAGGGCGCGGGCGGCGGCGGCGGCACGGCCGTGATTCAACTCGACGGCCGCACGATCGCCGAGGCCGTCGTGCCGCAAATGCCGGGCGTCATTCAACGCTACGGGCTCGTGCCGTGATCGACACCCTCGAACCGCTCATCGCCGGGGCGCCGCGCCCGACCGTCTCGTTCACCGTGAACGGCGTCGCGATGAAATTGCGGCACGGGTTCAGGATCAGCGAAACCAACAACGGCCGCACGCGATTCGACGGCACGATCTACTCGCCCGACGGGACGAGTCATCAAGCGGCCGTCGGCGGCGACGTGCAACTCGTCGAGGATGGCGTCGTAATTTTCGGCGGGATCATCGATACGCCGACCGAGGGCGGCGTCGGGAACGAGCCCGTCTCGCGACTCCTCACCCCGATCTCGGCGATGGATTACAACGGGCTCGCCGAGCGGCGCGTGATGAATACGACGCTCCCGGCGGGCGGCACGTTGAAATCATGGCTCGCGATCATCGCGCCGTATCTCGCGCATTGGGGCGTCACGGTCGACCCCGGACAGGTCGACGGGCCGACGTTTCCCGACGCGCTCGTCGTCCCGTTCATGCGCATCGACGAGGTGTTGAACGAACTCTCGACGCTCACCAATAACGCGTACCTGTGGGAAATCACCTATACGAAGTACCTGCGGATGTACGCGCCCGCGACGACGGCCGCCCCGTTCGACGTCGTCGACGGCGATCGGAACACGCTCGGCGACGTCACGGTCGCGCCGTCGATCACGGCGTACGCGACGCGGATCCTCTTGCTCGCGGGCGACGGGCTCCACGAGGTCACCGAGACGTTTACGGGTGACGGCACGACGGCGTCGTTCCCGCTCGGGTATTGGGTCGCGGGCACGCGCGGGTACGTCACCGCGAACCCGCCGGGCAACACCGGGCCGGATGTGAACGAGCCGATCGGCGAGACGGCGCCGCCGTACTGGACGTACGACAACGCGACCGCGAAACTCACGCGCACCCCCGCGCCGCCCGCCGGGACCGCGATCAGATTCATCTACACCGCGCAATTCCCCGTGCTCGTGAGCGCCGACCCGCCGGGCGGCATCCCCGATCCGCCGGGCCTGTGGGAACAACTCGTACGCGAGCCCGACGTATTCGACAAGGCCGTCGCACAGGCGCATGCCAATTCGTACATCCTGCAAGCGGCACAGCAGACAAAAACGATCAAATACAAAACGCTCGGGCGCGGCGTGCACCCCGGGCAACTCCAGAACATTCAGCGCACGCCGCGACACCTCAACGCGCAATGCCTGATTACCGATGTGGGGATCGCCGACGTCGACGGGCGTACGTATCGCGACGTCACCGCCGTTGCGAGTTCGATCCCGCAGGGCGAGACGTGGCGCGACATCATCAAGAGTTGGATGAAAACGCCGTCGAGTGCGAGCGGATCGTTCGCGCAGATCAGCGGCGGCGGTGGCAGTGGCGGCGGCAGTACATTCGCGAGCACGCGCGTCTATTGGTTCGGGGGGAGCGACACCGAGTGGTCGTCGGACCCCGGGCCGAATTGGTTTCCCCCGTCCGACGCACAGGTGTATCTCGATCCCGCGTCGCTTGGGACACAAACCGGCACGATGACCGTCCGCGTGCGCGCGAAAGCGGGCACCGTCACGGCGCGATTACGCGACGTCACCAACGGCGTCACGGTCGGCACGAGCACCGCGCAAGCGGCGCCGAACCTCTCCCCGTTGCTGCAATTCCCCGTGACGCTCTCGTCGGCGGCGGCCGTGTATCAGGTCGAACTACTCCCCTCGATCGCCGACAGCGATGTACAACTCCTCGGCGCGTACTTCGAGCAACACGCCGTCGGCGGGACCGGGCCGGGATTTCCCGGGCCGCCCGGGCCGCAAGGCGACATCGGCCCGCAAGGCCCAAAGGGCGACACGGGCGCGACCGGCCCGACGGGACCGCAAGGGCCGATCGGCCTCACGGGCGCGACCGGGCCGCAAGGGCCGATCGGCGACACGGGCGCGACCGGGCCGCAAGGGCCGATCGGCAACACGGGCGCGACTGGGCCGCAAGGACCGATCGGTAACACGGGCGCCACGGGCGCGACGGGACCGCAAGGGCCGCAAGGCATTCAGGGGCCGGTCGGCCCGACCGGCGCGGTCGGCGGGAGCGGCGTCGCGGGACAGGTGGCATTTTGGAACGCGACGACGACGCAAGCGAGCGATCCTAATTTCACATGGGATAACACGAACAAGAACCTCGGCGTCGGCGTGACGCCGAGTGCTGGATCGAAACTCCAAGTCGCGGGCGCGGGCGTATTCACGGGCGGCACTTCCGATCCCGGCGACGGCTCACCGGCCGGGGTGCGTGTCGGGTTTGCCTCGACGTACGGGTTCGTGCAATCGATTAAAACGGGTACCGGGTACTACCCGCTCGTCTTGCAACTCGGCGGCAACGTCGGCATCGGGACGACGACGCCGGGCACGCCACTCGACGTCATGGGGCAAGCGCGCATCCTCAGCGCGACGTACGTCGGGCCGACGTCAGGTAAGGGGCTCGAACTCTTCTACCACGCGGCGAACGATACGGCGTACGTGCAGAGCTACGACCGTACGGCGAGTGCGTGGAAGCCGCTCAGTCTCAGCGGCAGTACCGTCGCCATCACGGCGCAGACCGGCCCGTCGTCGATCACGTTCGGCGCGAATCTCATCCTGAATAACACGGGGGGCTACCTCCAGTTGAACGCGCCGTACGTGTATCTCGATGGCGCGACGCAAAACCGGATTCAGGGGAGCAGTCTCACGATGGTGTCGGGCCTGTACTTGTATCCGGGTAGTACGGTTGCCGGGTACGACTATCAGACCTCGTGGTACCTCGCGTCGAATGCGAATTACGGGTTGTACATCAACACCGGGTTGTATGTCGCGTCGCGCCTCTATCTCGGTGAACACCTCGTGCAAAACGCGAACGTGTTCATTTATCCCGGTGAAATCTCGGGCGGCGTGAACCTGCAAACGAATTGGTACCTCGCGTCGCATTCGGCGTACGGCCTGTACATCAACACCGGCCTCTATTGTGCGGGCGGCATTTGGACGGCGGCGGCGCTCAGCGTCTCGGGTACCGCGACGATCACGGGGCAAGTCAATTGCTCGAACAATTTGTACGTGACGATCAATGCGTTCACGTATCAGAGCGGCGCGACGGCCTATCCGTACATGTTTTCGCACCCGACGAGCTACGTGCAATTCGCGGTGCGGCAGAGCGGGTACATCCAATACTCCTCGGACG